GCATGGCGGGTGATGGAAGCCCTTTGGGTGAGTTATTTGCGACCATACCGCAGGTGACCACTGATGCCATGCAGATGGCACTTGTACAGGGTATTTCCCTTGGTGAAGGTCCACGAACCGTAGCACGTCGGGTACGTAGAGCTGCAGACATTGGACGCTACCGAGCCGAGACGATAGCACGTACTGAAATGATCCGCAGCGCCCGTGAAGCCCAACGGCAACTCTACACCCAGAACACAGCGGTTACAGGATACCGAAGGCAAGCAACACAGGACAGCCGGGTTTGTCTTGCGTGTTTGGCTCTATCTGGTACCCTGCAAGCCACAGATACCATAATGCCTTCACATCCGAACTGCCGGTGCGTGATGATACCGGAGACCCTCAGTTGGGCAGAGATTACCGGCGATTCATCAATCCCGGATACCCGGCCAGAGGTAGCCACGCCTGAAAGTATTCTTGCTGGCTTAACTAGAGAAGATAAGTTTGCAATCATGGGGCGTAAAAGATACGAAATGTATCTTAACGGTATGAAACTAAATGAAATGGTTGAAGTTGTGCCAAACCGTGATTGGGGGCCAACGACACGCGTGAAACCATTACGTGATTTTGGAATTCCAACTAAACCATTTGTCCCTAAGCCAAAGCCACCAGTAACACCTAAGCCTAAACCTATTGCACCTCCGGCACAACCTAAGCCTGTTGTACAAGTAGCACAACCTAAACCAGTAGTAAAACCACAACCTGTTGTGCAACCAAAGCCTATAGAACCGCCTAAGCCGATAGAGCAACCTAAGCCTCTACCAGTAAAACCAGAACCAGTAGCACCAAAGCCTGTAGTTGAAAAACCTAAACCACAACCTAAGCCAGAAGAAGTGAAGCCTGAAATTGTAAAGCCAGTTCAGCAAGTACAGGTCATAGAGCAAGCGCAACCTGTCACCAGAACAGCTGAAAGATTGCGAGATAAGTTACGCGATATTGATGCGACATCAAAACAAACTATCTCTGATCTTAGATCAAAACTTAAAGTCCTTGATGATCAATATCAATCGTTGCTAGATAATCAATTTCAAAATGTTTCAGAAGACACACCGGGAGAATTTAATCTGGATGCGTTCTTACAGATAGGAGCCTATGCACCAAAACCAGAATCTATTGTACTTAGAAAACAAATTGAAGAACTCACAGAACAAATAAACGAACAGAAATTGCAAAGACAAACGTTGATGAATGAGGCGTTGAAGTCTGAAAAACCTATACAAGTAGAATATGTTTCGCCTAATCAATCTATATACAAAACACAAGTCAATAGATCTAATATACGAACACATGAAACTGCTATTGCAAGTGAAACAGATCACGCAAAGTGGGTTAGTCAAATGCAAACCGTGGTCTCATGGATTGACGAAAGACCATTAAAACCAGTTCTACCTGTGTCATCAGGAGTTAAACCAAATCAATTATTTATTGTTGAGGGTAAAGGTAGAAAAGGTATAGGTGGATGGTATGCACGAGAACATAACGTAATTGCATTGAATAAAAATGCATTTACAGAAGATCACGTAACTATCGGTGGTCACGAATTTATCCATTATTTAGATTTCAATAGCTCAACATTACGGCAAGCAACAACAAAATTCTACAACTACAGAACACGACTTGACAGAATTGAACTACACCCACAAGGATATGTCAAAGTTGATAACTGGGGCAGGGATTATGCTGGTCTAGTAATGTCAGATCTATCGTTTACGGGAGCTGAAGTCCCCTCCGTAGGCATTGAATTCCTACTTCAAGACCCTCTGGCATTTGCTGAACGTGACTTTGAATACTTCAAATTTATGGTGGATAACGTACTATGTTCATCGCAACAATAACCGTAAGTGGGCAAGAGTCTAATTTGATTTATGACAATCAAAGACTATTTTTTGATGGATACTTAGAACCATTGAATGAAATAGCAAACACCAAAAAACTTATGAAGGATCTAGGTATTATGGTTAGCGTTTTGCCAGCCCAAGTAGATATCGTTGAGGCTTTATCCAAATATAAAAATGTACGTGTTGAATACGTCAACATAATCCCAGAGTTTGAAAATCAATCAGAAGTCCTAATTTAGGTATGTGGGATACTTACACCATGGACGTGCTTACAAGTAGTGTAGACGGAATCAAGAGCGACCGGCTCGGTTACGTGAAGGGTTATCTGGTGCGCTTTGGCGATACCCAGAGTGCTGACCTTGAAGGTGATTATTTCACCAAGTCAACCGACTACGGCTTTCCAATGTCCGAAGGTAAGCGGGTTCCTCTCAATGTGTACTACCACCACGGTATGGATACAAGTGTAGGCAAGAAGTCTATCGGTACCGGTTACATCAAGATGGACAATACCGGGCTTTGGTACGAGGCTCAGTTGGATCTAGCCGATGAGTACGGGTCCATGATTGCAAAGTTATGCAAACAAGGCAAGATGGGCTTTTCATCTGGTGCAGCTGCACACTTGGTAGAACGGAAAAGCATGGGTGATGTTTCTGAAATCACCCGGTGGCCTATCGCTGAGGCAAGCATCACACCGACACCAGCCGAGTATCGTAACAGCGTCAAAAGCCTAAAGGAGTATTACGGCATGGAGCCTATGATGGGTATGGAAGACGAAGAGATGGTAATGGCTCCAATGCCTGAGCAGTCCCCTGAAGAGTACGCAATGTCGGTATACGATGATGCTGAGGGTGACCTTATCCACGAAGGATTGGAAGCCTACTACGATGCGCTTTGTGGAGCCATCGAAGCCGTATCAGATCAAAGCATGGCGGATGCCGTCATTGATGAATTTGCTCGACGTGCCAAAGGGCTATATGCCATGCACGGCATGAAGAGCGTACAACCCGCTTCCCTGCGGGGTGTTGAACGTCGGCTGCGGGATGCAGTCGGTCTTAGCCGGTCAGCTGCAAAGCGACTTGCTCCTGAGTGTTGGGAATCTCTGCGGGATGCAGACCAACCAGAAGTAAACCCGGTCATCGTAGTCGAGGCGAAAGCCCATCTGATTGATGAGCGAGCCGACATACTGGCACGCTTGGAGTTGTTGACACAACTATGAACCTTACACAGTTACAGAATCAAAAAGAGTCTGTGCTTGCTACCGCCCGTGAACTCGCTTCCGGTAACGGTGACCTCGCACAGGTCAAAAGCCTGATGGCAGAAGCCAAGGGCATCGAAGAGCGTATCGAGACCATCAAGGCACTCGGACAAGGTCACCCTGTCGCTACTGAAGCACCAACAGAACAGCCTTGGAAGTCCGGTGGTATTGGACGCAATCCATTCGTTGGTACCCGTGACGAAGCGAACTATAAAGCATACGCATGGGGTCAATGGGGACGCTCTATCATGGGCAACCGTAAGGCATCCGACTGGGTCAAAGCCAACCTTAAGGCACAGTCTGAAGGCACGACAACCGCTGGTGGCTTTACTGTTCCAGATCCACTGTCGTCCGACCTCATCTACCTGCGTGAGCAGTTCGGTATTGCTCGTCAGAACTGCCGCATCTACCCGATGAGTTCTGATGTCTTGAACGTGCCTAATGCCACGGCATCGACAACGGTCTACTACCCGGGTGAGAATACCGCTATCACCGCTTCCGACTTGACCTTTGCTCAGGTCAACTTGGTTGCCAAGAAGCCATCGGTTCTTACTCAGGTTTCCAAGGAACTGGCAGAAGATAGCATCATCGACTTTGGTGCAACCCTTGCCCGTGATATGGCTTATGTCCTTGCGAAGGAAGAAGACCGTGTTGTTTTCAACAACGCTGTCGATTCCACATCTGGCCTCGATGGCATCCTCTATGCTGTTTACAGCAGCAACGCAACCAAGGCTAACATTGCCTCGCTGCAGGTATTTACAACCGGGCAGACAATCACCTACAGCCCGACACTTGCGAACCTTAAGGGCATGGTCGCAAAGCTTCCGACCTATGCTGCTAACGCAAAGTGGTTCATGCATCGCGAGATCTGGTACAACGCCATTGCTCCTTTGCTTGATGCACTTGGTGGGAACTCCATCATGGACATCCAAAATGCGTATGGTCCTACACCTATGCTTTACGGGTATCCAGTTGTTTTCGTGCAGAACATGGCGAAGACCCTCGCGGCTACCACGCCTTACATCCTGCTTGGTGACCTGAGCATGGGTACAGCGTTCGGTGACCGCCGAACCGTTACGATTGAAGTTTCCGACCAGTATTACTTCAATCAAGACGCGTTGGCATTCAAAGCCACAGAACGCTTTGCTTTCAAAGCGTTTGACATCGGCAACGTTGATTCAACAGCAGCCAACCGTGTACCGGGCTCGCTCATCGTCGGAGCATCCGCAGCTACATAAGGCGAGCGGTTCTTATCTCAAGCCCTCGGCAGACGTGCCGGGGGCTTTTCCTTTGTGTGGGATACTGAAACCATGATGACCAGAGCCGAGGCAATCGCACAAGTATCCTTATTTGTGTCAGCTCAAAGTTACCCGCAGATGTCCACCACGGACATTGGCTCAATCCTTGATTCGTTCTCACGATTCACCACGTGGGCAGCTGCAACCACTTACGCAGTAGGTGACCGTGTAGTGCCTACAACGCCCAACGGCAGGGTATACGAGTGCCGTGTAGCCGGTACGTCGGGTGCTAATCAGCCAACCTTTCCTGTGTATGCACCGTATCAAGTCAAAGGCTTTACCTTGGAAGATGGCACGGGAGACCCAACCTTGATGTGGGTAGACCAAGGTCCAATCAATACCGAGCGCTACGATGTTCGCACCGCAACCCGCCAAGCATGGCTGATCAAAGCATCAAGGGTAGCCGCAGACATCGATAGTAAAGAAGGTACGAGCGACGTAAAACTTTCTCAGTTGATGCAGAACTGCCTAACCATGGCAGACAAGTTTA